GTCAAATTTCTGCGCCGTCAGGTTGAACATCTGGTTTTTACGGAGTACGAGCCATGCCCGGACCTGGAAAGAAGCCGGCGGGCCTGAAAGTCGTCGCCGGCACACAGCGCAAGGATCGTGAGCAGCCGCCGCCGGTTGACCTGCCGACGATCAGCGAAGTCCCTTCTGCGCCCGACTGGCTGCCGAATGCCCACGCCATCAAGGAGTGGGACAGGTTGGCCCCGATTCTGGTGGCGAACAAGCTGCTGACGGAGGCGGGTATGTCACCTTTCGGCATGCTGTGCGCCCTGCATGGCAAGTTGGTGCAGCTCTGGTCCGCCGGGGAATCGCCCGTGGCCTCGATGGTGTCGCAGTACCGAAACCTCATCAACGACTTTGGCCTGACGCCAGTTGCCCAGGGCAAGGTCAAGCCGGTGGGCGAAGGCCCGAAGGAGAATCCGTTTGCCCGCAACGGCAAACGCTCCGCCGCGTGACTTCGTAGCGGTCGCCAAGGACTACGCCAGAAGGGCGGCCGACGAGAGGAACAAGAAGCGGTTCGGTATCTGGACAAGGCTGGCCGCGCGCCGGTTTCTGGCCGACCTGAAGCGCGCCGAGCAGAAGGACGCGCCGTTCTACTTCGACGAATGGCACGCGACCGACGTGTGCGACTTCGCCGAGAAACTACCTCACGTAGAGGGGACGTGGGACACGCCGACCATCGTTCTGCACGAGTCGCACGTCTTCTTCCTCGTCCAGCTCTTCGGGTTTCGCAATCAAGATGGGCACCGGCGGTTCACAACTGCGCTTTTCGCCATCGCCCGCAAGAACGCCAAGAGCACCCTCGCGGCGATCATCGGCCTGTACTGCCAGAACTGCGAGGAGGAGAACGGCCCACAGGTCATCACGGGCGCCACAACGGGATCGCAGGCCCGGATCGTCTTCAAGGTGGCGAAGACGATGGTCGAGAGGACCGAGCCCCTACGCGAAAACTTCGGTCTGGAGGCATTTGCCAACTCGATCGCCAGTTACAACAATGGCGGCAGCTACAAGCCGATCAACGCGAAGGCCAGCACGCAGGACGGCTTGAACCCATCCTGCACGATCCTCGACGAGATTCACGCGCACAAGAATCACGACCTGCTGAACGTACTGAAGTCGGCGGCCGGCGCGCGCAGGAACCCGTTGTTCCTGTACCTGACGACCGAGGGCTACGCGAACCCCGGGCCGTGGGAGGAAGAGCGCGAGTTCGCCAAGAAGGTGCTGCGCGGTCTAATCGAGGCCGATCACTACCTCGCCCTCTACTACGCGGTGGACGAGAAAGACGAAGAACTCGGAACAGTCGAGGACGACGATTTCGACGAGACGGCCTGGCAGAAGGCCAATCCGCTCATGGAGGTCAACCCGCTGCTGCTGGCGGAAATTCGCAAGGCGGCGATCGAGGCGAAGGACAAGCCCGGCCAGCATGCCGAGTTCAAGATCAAGCGCCTGAACCGACCTTCTTCGGTCGCAAAGGGATGGGTGAACCTGACCAAGTGGCGTGAGTGCCGCGGCAAGGTCGATCTGGAATGGCTACGGCAGTACCCGTGCCACGGCGGCCTTGACCTGTCGTCCACCACTGACCTGGCATCGTTTCGGCTGGCTTGGCATATCGATGGGCGCATCTACACGCATGGTTGGCGATGGGTTCCGGCTGCCGCCGTTCGCAGACGTACGCAGCGCGGACTGATTCCCTACGGCGGTTGGGTGCTCAAAGGGCTGCTGATCGAGTCCGGGGTTGAGGCGATCGATTACAAGCCGATTGAGGAAAAGATCATCGAGGTCCACGAGACCTTCAACTTGTTGTCGGTCGGCTACGACGGCTGGAACGCCTCGCAGAGCGTCCAGCGCCTGCGCGCCGCCGATGTGACGATGGAGCAGTTCATCCAAGGGCCGAAGAGTTACCACCCGGCGATGCAGGCCCTCGAAGTCGCGTACCTAGAGGGCAACCTGTTCCATGGCGACGACCCGGTCCTGAACTGGAACGCCTCGAACATCGTGGCGCGCGAAGACGCCAATCTGAACAAGGCGCCCGACAAGAAGCGGTCCACCGAGAAGATCGATGACATGTGCGCGCTGCTGATGGCCGAGGGGCGCTGCATCGCAGAAGCGGCCGCATCGCCCGCCTACCAGTTCTTCACCGTCTAGCCGCCTGCACTCCACACAAGCCGCCTCCGGGCGGCTTTTTCATTTCCGCATCATGAACAAAGTCGCCTACTCACTGCTGGAGGTCAAGTCGTTTGATGACGGTCAGCGCGTGATTCGTGGCATCGCCACGAGTCCGACGCCGGATCGTGTGGGCGACATCATCGACCCGTTCGGCGTCGTCGTTGCCGCGGACATTCCGCTGTTTCTCTATCACGACTCTGAGAAGACTGTCGGTCGCGCCGTGTTCGGAAAGCCGACAGCGAAGGGCATCCCCTTCGAGGCGCAACTTCCGCTAGTTGCTGAAGCCGGCGCGCTGAAGGACCGCGTAGACGAAGCCTGGGCCATGGTCCGCCACGGACTGATCAAGGCGGTTTCCGTGGGATTTCGCCTCCTGGACGACGCTTACGAAGCGCTCAAGGGCGGTGGCATCAAGTACCTGAAGACCGAGGTTCTCGAATTGAGCCTCGTCCCCGTGCCCGCTCAGCCCGATGCGGTCATTACCTCTTTCAAAGCGATGGCCGACGGGCAAAGCAGCCCGGAAGCCATCCGCACTCTCAAGTCGCTCGATACCCAAAGCCGCGCCGCGTCCGGCGCTCGTGTCGCGCGTTTGACCCCTCCCGGCGTCTCGGGAAAAGCCAACCCCGAAACCCCGAAAGGAATCAGCATGAAAACGATTCAGGAACAGATTGCCGACTTCACGGCGAAGCGCAAGGCCGCCGAAGACACCATCGCCACGGTGATGACGAAATCCGGCGAACAGCTGACCACGCTCGACGAGCACGACAGCGAGGCGTTCGATAACGCTCAGGCCGACATCGCTTCCATCGACCAGCACATCGCGCGTCTGAAGGCGGCCGAGGCCATCATGGTCGCCAAGGCAACGCCCATCACCACGGCCGCCGGCGCCAGCCAGGCGGCGGCCAGCGACGCCCGCGGCGGCGTCATCAGCATCAAGTCGAACCTGCCGCCCGGTATCGAGTTCGCGCGCTACGCCATGTGTCTCGCCACCGCGCGCGGCAACACGTCGCAGGCACTGGAGATCGCCAAGAACCGCTACCCGGACGAAGCGCGCATCCACACGGTGCTGAAGGCTGCCGTCGCCGCCGGCACGACCACGGATGCGACCTGGGCGGCGCCGCTGGCCGATTACCAGCGCTTCAGCGGCGATTTCATCGAGTACCTGCGCCCGAAGACCATTCTCGGCCGGTTCGGGACGAACGGCATCCCCGACCTGGTCCATGTGCCGTTCATGATCAAGGTCGGCGGCCAGACCTCCGGCGGCGCCGGCTACTGGGTCGGGCAGGGTGCGCCGAAGCCGCTCACGAAGTTCGACTTCGCAGACGTGACGCTCGCCTTCACGAAGGTGGCAAACATCGCCGTCATCACCGAAGAACTGGCGCGGTTCTCGTCGCCGTCTGCCGAAGCGCGCGTCCGCGACGCCCTGTCGGCCGCCCTGATCGAGCGCATGGACATCGACTTCATCGACCCGGCGAAGGCCGCGGTCGCGGGGGTCTCGCCGGCGTCGATCACGAACGGTCTCACCGGCATCACCACGGCGGGTAACGAGGTGGCCGACATCGCCACCGACGTGCGCAAGGTGTTCACGGAGTTCCTGAACGCCAACATCAGTCCGACCAATGGCGTCTGGATCATGTCTGGCCTGAACGCGCTCGCGCTGTCGCAGATGGTCAACACGTTGGGCAATCCGGCCTTCCCGGGGCTGACGCTCAATGGCGGCACGTTCCAGGGCCTGCCGGTCATCGTGTCGCAGTACGTGCCGATCTCGTCCGGCGCCAGCCCGGTGATCCTCGTCGATGCGTCGGAGGTCTACCTCGCCGACGACGG